TTGGTTCAGAAAGACAAGTTGGCGCAGATCGACTTCAAGGAATTCAAAAACGCCCCGTTGGATCTTAGATTTTCCGTGAGTCGGGAGATGCCAATCCAAGGCCAGTACGAGATGGACCGCAAGCGCACGAAGCACCGAACGCGGTACATGCGCAAAGGCCTCGCCATCGATCTCACGGTGATGCAGGGTGATCAGGTCGACATGGACGCGGAGGACCCGTGCTCGTACCACGTCGAGCTGGAGATCCTTCGCCCCGATGTTCCGATGACTATAGAGGAGTGTTTCAACATGTGTCATAAGGTGAATGATGTGTTGGCAATCATAGGAACTGATACCGCTGAGCCAGTGCCAGGGAATTCAGAAGGTGCATGATTTGTAACTTAAAGCGCTTGTGTTCAATCCTATCGTAGTATCTAATACAGTGTAAAATCAACCCGTGATCGTCCGGTTCCCTAAGGGACTCCATGAGTTTTCTCATCTCTTCCTCGCCCTCGAGCGTTTCGTAGTCTGGGTGATCGGTGTACTCCATCTCCAGCTTGGACACCACCTTCTCCGACGACCGACCCCACTCGATGTACTCGCACGCGGTGTAAATGATGGCATCCAATATCCGTTCCCACACCTGCTCCTTCCAATCCACGTCTTCCCTATCGAGGAGGATGCCGTTGGGGAAGGTTTGCTCAACCTTCATCGCCGTGAGCCTGCGCGTGAACGCCTTGCACTTGATGCCGAAGCCGATGCCCTCGCTCATTTGTGTATCTCGTTTTTAATAATCTCACGCATATAACGCCTTTCCCTGTTCTCCTTGTGCGTCTTGACCATCTCGGCGACGTAAAACTTGAGCGTCTTGTAGGTGGCCTTCTTCGCCTTGGCCAATCGTCGACGGACCTCCTTGATGTCCGCGGCCAGGTCCTTCCTGACGTACTTTTTGAACGGGCCGTTCACCCACTTGTTGCCGTACCCGGCGACGAGGGCCCGGCGGATGACGGGTTCACTGAACATCTTGCTTGGGTAGTCGAACGATCCCGTGATTTGCACGAGCCCGTGCATGTCCAACGCCTTGATGAATTTCCTTGCGATCGTCACGGTCTCCCTGAGCTGGGTCGGGGACTTGACGTCGAACATTTGTAGACTGGTGTTGGAGAGTTGGAAGTTCCTGCCCTTGTAGGTGATGGCCAGGACGTTCTTTTTCATCGTCGCGCTCATCCCCCTGCGATTGTCGACGAACTGTTTGATCCTCTTGTGGTTGAACTGACCGTTGATCTTGAGCTGGGCGTTGATGGTGTTCCACTTCATCGGACGCTTTAAGACTGCCTCCTTCTTCGTGTGGTGCTTCACGACGTACTTGTGAACGTCACGGACGATGCTGAGATCGTTCCCGGGACATCCCCCCGTCACCCGCACGGTGCCGTTCTTGTACACGTACACGACCATCGTGTTGATGTCGTCCCGGTGGCGCACCTCCACCTTGATTTGGATGAAATCACTTTTCCCCGGTGATCCTCTGAGGCCCTTCTCGTCGCGAACGGCCACGGACTCCCACTTGCTCGTGTACCCCTGGATCTCCATGACGTCCAACCAGTAGTCCTTCGTGGACACGACCGGTTCCACGCCGCGGAGTTTCTTCCTGAACGCGTACGCAAGGCTGACCGGTTTGATCATCGCGCGGTCCTCATCCTTCTTCGTCGACGCGTTGACGAGGGTGACGTTCACCTTGTCTATGGCCAAGCTGGATGTGTTGGCGACCACCCTGGGAGTCGCGGGCGAGCGCCTCTTCCGTGGCTCCGACGCGATCTTCCGCGTGGTCGGTGAGAGCAGAATCCCTATGCGCTTCACGGGTGGCGCGGACAGGCTGACGCACGCGCGCGGCCTCGTCGTCGGACACGAAGCCACCGGTGGACGCGCGGTCGGTCGAGTGGTCGGTCGCGGGGGGGAATCGAACGGGTCCATGTTGGAATGCGTCGAATTGTGACGTGGGCGGGGGCGGTCCTGCACGACCACCACATTGGAATTTTTCAGGAACTCGCGAACGCCACTGGCCATGCTCTTACAGTATGGAGAGATTTTTTACATATCTGCCGCGCTAATTGATACAGTATCCTCGACTATGTCTATGCCGAAAATGAATTCGGTGTTCGTGTAGTTGTGCCCCTTCCAGTTCATCGTCGTCGGCTTCACCACCAAGTCCCGCCCACTGAACGGACCGGCGTAGAAGTCCTGGGTGAACACGTGTGTGCCCAGTCCGCACGCCTTACAGTGGTCGTTGAATTTTTGCCTAAAGATCGCGACCGGCACGCACAACTGCTCTCCGTACTTAATCTCCGGTTGGGCCAAGAAGTTGGACAATGGAGAGGAAACCATGGCTACTTGCTTCTGCACGGTGGCGAAGTAAGGTGGGAGACAGTTCCAAATGTCAACGCTCCCGTACTTCGACACGTAGTCCAGATACCCGCGAACGCATTTGTAGAGGAGGGTGGGCATCTCCCCGTGGAGCTTCTCATCCAAGTGTGGATCTGCGTTCCGCACTTGCTTGGCAAAGTTCCACGTCACCAGACGACGAAGGATGGACCCGCCGTTATCCTTCCACCCATTTTTCCCGTTCCCACACCCCGGCACCTCGTTCCCGGCTAGGATTCCCGGCGTCTTCCACTGGATAGACTTCGCTTTCTCGTGTTTGATGCTCACCGAGAGATCTTCCCCGCTACACATACTCTGAAACTCGGCCTGCTCAAGGCGTAAGTCGGCTTTTACTTCCGGTGCCAAGTACAGCAGCGCGTCGTAAATCGATCCCAAACCGAACTGTCGCTCGACGTTGTTCGACAACGTACGAATGTCCGACGGTTGGTACCACGAGCGAGCGATCTTCGTGAGGATTGTGGACTTCCCCGATCTGGCCACTCCCTTCAGGAGGGGCACCACCTGCCACTGGTCCAGGTCGTTCACCTCGAACGTCAATCGACCCAACATCGCGTACAACCACGACGACACCTCACGGTCGAAGTTTTGGTAGTCCATGATCGATTGGGTCCACGGGGTTGGGATGTCCATCCAGTCGTCCACGTGGGTGAAATCCTCAAACTGTTGATCGAAAAACTTGCACGACGTCTTCGTCGGGTCGAGGACCGCGAACTCCTTGCTGTCGTACTCGAAAAACCTACACGTGTATCCGTTGAGTTCGGACGACCACACCTTCCCCATGAAGACGCCGTTTTGGAACGACCACATGTGTCTACACGGTTTGATCTCCGGGAACTGTGCGTCCGAACAGTTGGTCAAGTGGTTGATGACATCTCTAAAGCCCGTCCCGCGCGACGTGATGTCCTTCCAAAAATCGAAGAACGTGTCCTTGTCCGCGAGCTTGTACACGTACTCCTCTATGCTGCCAATCTCCTTCCACGCCCGGGTGAAGTGCCCGTTCACCGTTCGCTGCACCATGCACTGACCCTTGTAACGACGGACACCGTTCTGGAACAGGTCGTTCAGGCAAAAGCACAGGGCCCGCTGAAAAGGGGACATCTCGTCGATCTTCTTCTCGTCAATCATAGGCGTCGCGTCGAAGTAGGCCGGGTCCGCGGCGTAACTCGGTTGGACCTTGGTCGGGTCCCTTATGCGCTCTTGGGCCAGGTGATGCAAACGGACATTCTTAAAGGCATCCCTCACCTGCACCTTAAGACGACCCAAACGTTGGGCCATCGTCAGGTCGTGCCCTTCGGCGCAAAAGTCACCGAACGTCGGCTCTTTCGTCGACAACTCGAGCTTGCTCACGTCAGGGTGCGGGAGCGTTCGGATGCGAGAAAGGATCTGTGTCAGGAACTGATTCTCCCGCTCGAGCTTCGAGTGGATGACGGTCAGTTCGACGCTACGGGGGAAACCATCGTCACCGATCTCCTCCGGTGAGAAGAACTGTCTATACCCCAGGCGCGAGATGTCCAGGGGGTTGCACTTTTCGCTCGTGAGCGCCCAGCGTCGCTCGAGAACCTCGACCACGTGGATGAGCTTTTCGTCGCCAAGAGTTTGAATCTGAGACTTCCACGTCTCGAGTTCAATCTCGTCACGATTGGGGTCTTTGTCCACCACATGGATTTTGTTCATGTTGCCTCTTACCCAGACCTAGTGTATAGTCTTTATTAATTTTTCATGGAAGAGAGCATCTTTATGAGGATCTTGTTCTGAACCTCCATCTGCCGAGCCAGGGCGACGAGGGCTGAGCAAACAGTGTCCCCGTCCTCCGTGGTGAGGACGCCGCCCAGCAAGTCCAGGAGCGGGTCCTCTGCACCCTGAAGATCGTCGTCGTCGAAGTCGGGGATCTCACCCTCCTCCAACTCGTCTTCGTCCTCGTCTTCGTCCAGGAGGATGTCGTCCTCGTCCTCGACCACCTCTTGTTCTGGGATTGTGCGTTCGGAAGTCATGTGTCATGGGCTGAGAAAGTTCAGGCCGACACCTGACGCGCCGCGTCAGGCCAGAAAAAAAATCTCATGCTATAGTACAACAACGAAATTTCAAAATGGCTGGTGGTCTCATGCAGCTCGTCGCCTATGGCGCCCAAGATGTCTACTTGACGGCCTCTCCGAAGGTCACCTTCTTCCAAGCGGTGTACCGTCGCCACACGAATTTTGCGATGGAAACCATTGAGCAAACTGTCAACGGTTCTCCGGCCAACTCCGGTCGCGTGTCCGTCACGGTCGCGCGCAACGGTGACTTGATCGGTGACATGTTCGTCGAGCTCAAGGGTAACAGCGCCCTCGTCTCCAACACCAACGGCGTCTCCGCGTGCTGGGCCGCTGAGCGCGCCATCAAGGACGTCACCTTGTCCATCGGTGGTCAACAAATTGACAAGCACTACCAACGCTGGTTCCGCCTCTACTCCGAAATCTACCTTTCGGAAGACAAGCGCAACCAATGGGCGAAGATGACGACCGGTGCCGCGTCGACCTCTTTGTATCTTCCCTTGGTCTTCTTTTTTAACAGAAACCCGGGTCTCGCCTTGCCGCTCATCGCCCTCCAATACCACGAAGTGCGTTTGGACTTCGATTTGACTGACGAATTTGAAACGTATACTGATGGTTCGACCTTCCGCGTGTTCGGTAACTACTACTTCCTCGACACGGAAGAACGCCGACGATTTGCGCAAAAGGGTCACGAGTACCTCATCGAACAAGTCCAACACACCGGTACCGACACCGTCACGTCCGCTGGTGTCATCTCCAAGAGGCTTTCGTTCAACCATCCCGTCAAGGAGCTCGTCTGGTGCTTCTCCCCGAACAACAACAAGGGCTCCAACCTTTGGAACTTCACCTCCAACACCGGTGCCACGGAAGTCATCCTCGAGTCCGCCCCGGCGAACTCCGACTCCCTCGGCTCCTCCAACTGCTTCGTGCCGACCTCCCTCATCGGCGTCCCGGTCCTCGCGGTCGGTGGCAACGGTGGCTCCCACGGCATCCGCGAAGAAGGTGCCGGTTCGTCTACCATGTCCGTCGGTCCGCTCGACAAGTTCAAGCTTGTTCTTAACGGCCAAGACCGATTCAAGGAAATGGACGGAAATTACTTCAACAAGGTCCAATCCTACCAACACCACTCTGGTAACCCGATGCCGGGTATCTACACGTACTCTTTCGCCCTCAAGCCGGAAGAGCACCAACCGACCGGTACTTGCAACTTCTCGCGTATTGACAACGCTCAAGTGTCTGTCACGATGAAGGACGCCCCGGATTCCACTACCATGCACCTTTTCGCCACGAACTACAACGTTTTGCGTGTCCAATCTGGTCTTGGTGGCTTGGCTTTCTCTAACTAAATTTCGTACATTTACTTTTTTTTCACTAAAAAAATACTAAGATGCACAAACACCTTAGTATTTTCTGTGACTAGTGTAAGTCATGACCACGAACGGGTGGAACATTAACAACGATAATCTCGAACGGATGTTGAGGGGTGTAAGTTACAATTCTAACTCAAACTCGCGAAAGAACACATCCTCTTCGTCCTCCTCCTACAATAACGTCGTCGTCACGCCGGGTGCTCGCAAAGCCATCGTCAACAGCACAGCACGCCAGCTGGCCATTCCACAAAAGTACATCCAACAGACGTATAACCTCGGGAAGGCTCTCGCCGAGTCAGGACCCCTCCCAGAAGCCAGTGGTAATCTCCTTCGCGTCATCTTTTACGTGATCGCCCTATCCAGTGGACAGCCGGCGAAGTTCTTCGAAGGACTCATCAAGAATAAGATCCCCGGCGCCAACCAACTGAACACGGTGTATCGCCAAGTGAAACCGTGGTTGGGGAAACCCAAAGAAATCCTCGTGAACTCCCCGGCGGTGGAGAAGTTTGCGAAATGGGTGCCGAGGACGAAGAACTTAGCAGTCGCCATGGGAAGGCGTCAAGAAAACACAGGATACTCCATCGCGGCTCTCATCGTTGCCTTCTTCGTCACCAGGATCATCGACATCACTGTGACCAGTGCTGCGACTAAGAACCGAAACACAACGTCGAAGATGATCGCCGACCTTCAACGACAATTCCGGGGGACGATGATGTTCGTGGCTACTTTGTT